TTAACCAAGTGAGGTTCTTACTAAATCACCAATATGAATTGTTAAATCTGAAGATAAGCCACCAGATATTTCAGAAGGATCAATCTTAAGTCTTTTCACTTTCTTAACATTCATTGAGTTTGAAATACTCTCTATTAAATTTGTGGTTGAATATTCAATTTTCTTGCATAAAGCCATTTGGGGATAAACAGTGTCAACTTCGACAGTAGCTTTTACAGTATCTAAAGTACCTAATGATTCGTTAGTATCTGGATCAAATATTTCTTCACCTGTTATGAATATATCTAAAGAAGTACCTTGTGCAAGTTTTTTATTAGCACCAGCATTGATTAAGATTTCAGAATCGCTAATGATTTTAATTACTTTATAAATTTCCAAAATATCACTCCTTAATATGGTTGTCATTTAAATATTTTATTACTTTCTCAATACAACTTATTTCTTGAATAGATGGTTGTGAGATAAAATAATGCAAGATTGAATTTACATTACCAAATAGCAAATTATATGAATTTAATTTGAGTTCTAAATTATCTAATTCATTGTTTTTATTGGTAAATTGTTCAGCTAATGCTTCGTGCTTCTTTTTTAAATCATTAGCAGATTTTATGAGAGAAAATAAAAAGACACTAAAAGTATAAAATAATTTTAAACATAACAAAAGCATTAGGGAACTATAAACGGCAATTTATAAATCTTCTCTAATGCTGTATCTATCTAATATTATACCATAAATAAGTTAATAAAGGATAGGTGATAGATATGAAAAAAGAGGAAAATCTCTATATACCAAAAGAAATATATAAAAAAACAGAAAGAGCTCTATATGGGTACTATGATGATGAAAAGGAAATTAAAAATATTTCGGCAGAAGTAGAAATGTTAGAATCTAATATATGTGAAATAGAGGAGGATATTAAGAATACAAATATTAAAATAGATTACTATCAAAATGGAGTTTCAATAAGTGAGAGAGTACAAACATCTTCCTTAGGTATAAGCTTTGCAGAACGTGAGATATGTAATGCTATAGAAAAATTAGAAAATGAACATGCTATGAAAACAAGAAGATTACTAAAGTTAAAGAAACGATTAAGAAAGATTAAAGAGAAGAATAGCAGAATGAAACTGAACCTAGAAATGTTAGATAATGATCTACAGATGATATTAAAATATAAATATTCAGATAAGAAATCTGTACAGTCAATAGCGTTAGCACTAAATTATTCAAATTCAACAGCTGGAAGAAGAAAAGACCAATTAGTGTTAAATGTAGCGCAGTTCATGCACTGGGTTTAAAATATCTAAGATAAATACAACTATTCATAATTCATGTTTTATGAAATAAACTAAAAATTATTCTAAGTAGAAAGTTAATTAACTTAGACATTTAAAAGTTTATATATGTCTTTTAATAGTTATAAAAACTTTTTTTATTTTCTAAAACTTTTTATAGTGAATAGCTCGTCTTATAAATATAAGAAAAAAATAAAGGAGATGATTTATTATGAAAAAGAATTTATTAAAAGTGTTAGTGGTTGGATGTATGGTTGTTAGCTCAGTACCAACAAGTGTATTTGCTTCAACAGTTAATACAGATAATATTAAAGAAAATACAATAGAGCAAACACAAGAAGTCGGCACTTTAGATAGTTGGTTAAAAGAATATATACTGTCATTGAAAGGTATAAATAATGATGAAAAACAAAAATTATTTGAATCAGAAAAAGTAATACAATCAATATATAAGCAAATTGATGTATTACTTGATAAGGCAGAGACTATTGGAGTTGATGTAAGAGTTAAAATACAAGAAGTGGATGATAAGATTTATGAAATACAAAATGAAGATAGCAAAATAATGGATAAAGTTCATAAATACGAAGAAAGCAAGCTTATTAATGAATTTGACATAAATGAAGAAAGTTTAGATGATGATAATGAAGAAAACATATACGATGGTATGGTAAATTATATAAAATCACTATCTATTTTAACAGCTAGTGAAAAAGACAAATTACTAGATACACAAAAGAAGCTTGAACCATATTATAAAGAATTAGAAGCTTTAAATAAAGAGCTTGATGAAGTTCAAAAACCTGTAATGGATGAATTAGATAAATTATATGATGAGGTTGATAAAGTATATAAAGACGTAGCTTATATATGGGATAAAGTTAATCAAAATTATTAATGCTAAAGTAAAGGATTCTAGAAATAGGGTCCTTTTTTTATTGTGCAATAAAACAAAAAGAAGGATGAACATATGGTTATAACAATATTAAAGCTTATAGCTTGTTTAATATTATGTATAGTAATTAGATATGTATAAAAATACGCTTGGAATAATAAGAATAGATAAGGACTATGAAGCAATCAAAAATAATGTGTTTAGCAATTTGGCGATAGAAATATGGGAACAGTTAAGCATGATATACAGCGAAAAGATTTTTATATGTACAGATACATGTGTGGAGATTATAGATAATTATAAAGAATCGATATTTACTGAGTAAATATGATAAAAAAGTGAGAAGAAATCGAGAAAAATAAATTTAGTTAACAGTTATAATATTAAGTAAGAGGTAGCCAGTAAGACATGCCCCCTAACATGAACACTTACATACCTCAAACATAAATTCTTAAACCCCTTGTATAAATGAATATGTAATGCTAGTCAGGGATTACAGCAATGTTTAGTCGTTACAGTGCAGATCTTAGAGAATCAGTAGATACAGAATATTTTATTTACTGGTTTTATTTAGAATTATATGGGATACTATATATAATTATAGAAGAAGGGGGTGAGATAATGAATCCAGAACAATTAAAAGATGTTATAGTTGCATTAATAAATAATGAATATTTTCCGAAGTATACTGAAAATGAGGCAGAAAAGCTTGCAAAGGATATTGCTAAATTTCAAAAAATATACTATAAAGAAATGAAGTAATAACAAAAAGAACTCTAAAAATAGGGTTCTTTTTTATGTAATAAATTAGAAAGAAGGTGGAGAAAGTGAAAATTAAATGTTATTTAAGATATAAGAAAGGCACTAATGAAGTAAGATGCATATGTAAAAGGGATAATCCAGCATGTGACAGACATAGGACATGTATAAGAGAAGTAGTAAATCTTAATATATATAAAGATTTAGAAAATTGCTTTAAGAACAGTGAAAAAAGAAGATAAATAATATATTAGCAGAGCGAGGTGGTGACAGTGAGATATGGATAAACAAAATTATGAACTGGCAGAAGAAGATTATATTAATGGTATGAAGTATAAAGAAATAGCAGAGAAATACAATGTATCTATCAATACAGTTAAGTCATGGAAGACTAGATATAAGTGGTGCAAGGATAAAAAAGGTATGCACACAAAAAGTAAAAAAGTATGCACACAAAATAAAAAGAGTGTAGGTGCAAAAAAGAATAATGAATGTGATATAAAAGAGCCTATTGCTGATGAAGTTAAAGAAGTCATGGAGAATGAAGAATTAACGGATAAGCAGAGGCTCTTTTGTGTTATATATTCTAGATGTTTAAATGCTACCAAGGCTTATTCAAGAGCTTACAAGTGTACTTATGAAACTGCCATGGTAAATGGAAATAAGCTACTTAGAAATACTAAGGTTAAGGAACAGTTGGATAAATTAATAGCACAAGATTTAAATAAGGAATTTTTACAAAGAACATTGATACAAAAGTACAAAGATATAGCACTAGCTGACATAGGTGATTACTTAGAGTTTGGAGTTAAGCAAGTACCACAATGGCAAAAGAATAAAGATGGAATTGATATACCAGTTGTAGATCCTAACACTGGAGCACAAAAGATCAGTGAATATAGCTATGTAAAATTAAAAGACAGTGTTGGATTAGATACAAGTATAATATCAGAAGTTTCAGAAGGTAAGGATGGAATTAAATTTAAGTTAGCAGATAAGATGAAAGCAATGGATGTATTATCGAAGTTAAGTAATCTGTTATCAGATGAAGAAAAGACTAAGTTGGATATTGAATACAAGAAACTTCAACAGTTGAAGCTCCAAGCTGATATTGCAAAAACTAAAGCGGAAACTAATAGAATTACTGATAATGATGAAGGAGAAATTGAAGATGATGGATTCTTAGAAGCATTAAAGGGCAGAACTACACAGGTATGGAACAATGAGTAAGAAAAAGCATAAAGAGAAAGTATTTAAATTTCAACCTTTTTCAGATAAACAGATTCAAGTATTAACATGGTGGAATGCGTTATCTCCCGTATGTAGGAAAGATATCCTAATTGCTGATGGCTCAGTAAGAGCTGGTAAGACAGTAGTAATGTCATTATCATTTGTTATGTGGGCAACAGAGGAATTTGATGATGAAAATTTTGCAATGTGTGGGAAAACTATAGGTTCATTAAGAAGAAATGTTATAAAGCCACTTAAGAAAATGTTAAAAGGTAGAGGATACAAGTGTAAAGATCATAGAAGTTCTAATGAAAATTATCTTACTATATCTAAAGATGGGAAAAGTAATGACTTCTATTTATTTGGTGGTAAAGATGAAGGCTCACAAGACTTGATACAAGGTATTACATTAGCAGGTGTATTATTTGATGAAGTTGCTTTGATGCCACAATCATTTGTAAATCAAGCTACTTCAAGATGTTCTGTTGATGGTGCTAAAATGTGGTTTAATTGCAATCCAGATGGACCATATCATTGGTTTAAAACGGAATTTTTAGATAAGTTAGAAGAAAAGAATGCAGTTCATTTACATTTTACTATGGATGATAATTTAAGTTTATCTGAAAGAGTAAAAGAAAGATATAAGAGAATGTATTCAGGAATATTTTATAAACGATACATTCTTGGTTTATGGTGCCTTGCAGAAGGTGTTATTTATGATATGTTCAATGAGGATATACACAAAGTAAAGACTATTAAAAGAAGATATGAAAAGTATTATGTAAGTATAGATTATGGAACTCAAAATGCTACTGTCTTTCTTTTGTGGGGACTTTTTAATGATAAATGGTACATAGTAAAAGAATATTACTATAGTGGTAGAAATACAGGAATACAAAAGGCTGATATTCAATATTCAAGAGATTTAAAAAAATTCTTAGGAGATATCATACCAGTAAGAATAATAGTTGATCCAAGTGCAGCAAGTTTTATAAAACAATTACGTGATGATGGTTTTAAGAATATACTACCAGCTAATAATGATGTACTAGATGGAATAAGAACAGTTGCTAGTGCACTAAGTATTGGTTTATTTTACGTTAATGAATGCTGTCAGAATACCTTAAAAGAATTTAGTTCATATGTATGGGATGCAAAGAAAGGTAGTAAAGGGATTGAAGAAGTTATAAAAGAAAATGACCATGCTATGGATGCTATTAGATATTTTGTATATACAGTATTAAGATTTAAAGTTGAAGAATATGATGATTCAATTTACCAAAAAGGAAAGGGAGTAGTTAACAAAAAAGCTGTTGATCCATATGGAAGACAAGGACAAAATATATTCTAAAAAGCTGGGAAATATTAAGGCTGTAAATGCTTAATTATTTCGAATAACTTTGATTTAGCGAAATTATAAAAATATAAAAATGGCTTAAATACTAAGTTTATTAAAAGTAATGAATTTAAAGGTCAGACTTTTAACTAAATAATAAGTTTTTAATAGTAAATGTTTATAAATACTATATTTTAAAAATGGGAAATAATTTGATAAATAAGAGGTGAATTAATTTGGAAACTGTAGAAGAAAGACAAGCAAAAAGTGTAAGAGATGCGCTGTTAAATTTACCATGGAATGAAATAAGAGAGAGAAGGCAAGTATTAAGAGATTATATATTTTATAAAGGTAAGAGTGAGGATTTAGAAGCAGCAAAGAATAATCCTGTATTATACGGTCAGAATTGGCCAATAGATGATAATATTGATTATAAGCCTACACAAGAAATAAGAAACAAAATTAAGCCGTTACTTAGAAAACAGGCACGATGGATGTTTGGTAAAGAACCTACACTTGTATTTAAAGCTGATGATTTAAAAGATAAGGATAATTGTGAGGATCTTAGAAAATATATCGAAGATGTATTTGAAAATAATGATTTTTGGAATAATACTAGAAAAGCATTTTTAGAAGCTACAATTAAGAAAAGGGTGCTTCTTAGGGCAGAAGCTAATCCAGGACAACCTATTGCTATTAAATATGAAAGTATAGAGAATTTTTATTATAAAGAGAAAAATGGAAAACTACTTAAAGTAATATTCTTTGAAGAAGATGAACAGAATGTATTTAAAGAAGAGGATAAAGATAAGGTGTATTATCTGCATACTTATTATTACAAGCCAATATATCATATCATACTTGGAGATAACGAAAATGCTAGATTAGAGTACAAACCATTCTATAAGAAAGAAACATATATTAATACTGAGTTACAGGAAGATAAGACACTAGATAATGAAATTACAATATCTAAGACTATTCCATGTTGGCTAATAAAGAATGCTGGGGAGCTCAATAGTAAATTTGGGGAATCTGATGTAACCGACTTAGTAGATTCTCAAAACCAATACAATAAAAGAAATAGTGATTTTGCAGATGCATTAAGATTTCAGATGTTTGGAGCAGAGGCTATAATTGATGGTAAAGAAGATGATGTTAATAAACTAACTGTAGCACCTAATGCATTACATGCTATAAGAACATCAGATGAAGCCATGGAACGGGGGAAACAGGCAACTATACAGAGACAAGAATATAATATAGGGAATAGTGGAGCAATTGATGCATATCTAAATAGATGTGATTCTGATATGAGAGAAATGTTAGATATGCCAAAGATAACTGATTTAAACAATATACCAAGTGCAAAAGCTATGGGATATCTATACAATGATTTGATGGCCAGGTGTGATGAAAAATTTAATGACTGGGAAAAACCTTTATTGAACCTAATTGATTTTATTATCGAAGTAGGTTCTTTTTGTTATCCAGGAATATTTGATAAGTATTGGTTACTAATGAATTATACAAAGATAATAAAGAGAAATGTTCCATTACCTTCAGATGAAGATGATAAGAAAGATAAAGCTATGGATGAAGTTGATAGAAAGGTTAGAAGTAGAAAATCATATATTAAAGAATTTACAAATGAAGAAGATGCAGAAAAGGCTTTTGAAGAAATTTTAGAGGAAACTACTATGTTGCAGAATGCTCAGGATTCAATGTTAAAGGATACGAATAGTGAGATTGATGATATAAATAAACAACTAGAAGATGAAGAATAGTGGTGATGTATCATGAACCCTTATAAGAAAAAGGTATTAGAGGCAAGGAAAAAAATACTGCAACTTACAATAGAACAGGAAAAACAGATTAATAACATATATGCTAAATCAGCTACAAGGCTTATTGATGAGATATTAGAATTACCTGATATAAGTAGAACTAGAGTACATGATATAGATATTGCAAGATTACTTAATGATTATACTAAAGACTTATATAAGCAACTGTATCCTAATATTAAAGATAATATTATGGAAAGTTCTATTATACAAAGACAAGTTATCTTAGATTATGTAGATCAAGTTGCAAAAGATAGAAAGTTAAGTGAGATAGTTAAACATAATATTAATAGTTATTCAAATACTGTTGTTAAAAATCTAGTTGCAGGTGAATATTACAAAGATGGAAAGACATTAAGTAAAAGATTGTGGGACCTAACTTCAGATAATAGCAATAAGATAGATGAATTTATAAAAATGAATATTGCCAGTGGAGCCAATGCTAGAAAGTTGGCTAATGATTTGGAATTGCTTATTAACCCTAATAATAGAATTGTTACAAATAATTTCAAGGCAGGTTTCAATAGTTATAAGATATCATATCAGGCTCAAAGATTAGCTAGAACCAGTATTACTCATGCAGCTACAGAAACACAAATTCAAAATGCTAAGAAAAATCCTTTTAGTAAAGGGCTAAGGTGGAATTTAAGTGCAAGTCATAGTGCTCGTATGCATGGTAAAACAGATATATGTGATGATTATAATGGACAAATATTTAAACCAGAAGAAACACCATTACAACATCCAAACTGTCTGTGTTATTTTACAGAAGAAGTTGCAGATATCGATGATGCAATAGTAAGAATAAATAAATGGGTTGAAGGTAATGAAGATACGGAACTGGATGAATGGAGCACAGACTTTAATACAATTGATAATACAGACAATAAGCCTGGTGCTGAATTAGTAAAAGTTAATGGCAAAGATGGAACTGTAAAAGTTAATATAAGTAGATACAAATATAATATTAGAGAAAATTTGTATAATAGAGATACATCAAAAGATAAGGATGCAGTATCATGGAAGACGTTTGAGTTTAGTTCAAAAGAATATAAAAATAAAAAAGAAATAAGCAAACATTTAAAAGATACATTTGATATTAATTTCAGTGATAGTAGAAAATATCCTATAAATAAAGACTTATTGCAAGACAGCATTAATTGGTTAGATAAATTCCATGAGTATTTTAAAGGTTTTAAGAAAATTGATCCGGTGAAATTACCAGCTATAAAAGTTAAGGCAGGAATAGAACCAGTAGGATATTATAGCTATTACCCAAAGAGACCTGAAGCAGTTGAGCTTGTATTAAACGGAAAGTATTTTTGTGATAAAACCTATAATAGAGAATATATTGAAAGATGCATAAGAACACAATGGACAGTACCAAACGCACGTGGATATAAAACCTTTGTGCACGAATATGGACATCATATAGCTGATTCTTTAAAATGGATGGATAATAGAGAATTAGACAGTAGCAAATGGTGCAAAGACTTTATAAATGATGTATTATTAGAGTATAATAACATCTACGATAAAGCATACAGTTTTAAAGATGCACCTGAGCTTGTTAGCAGATATGGGGGAAAGAATCCATCTGAAACTTTTGCAGAGGCATTTGCTGAATATTTTGGGGGAGATAATCCAAGAGAGTTTGCCCAAATATTTGGTATGAAAGTAGAAAATAAATTAAAAGAATATATAAAAATGAAAGAGTGATATTATGGAACAAGATGAACCAAAATTTATGAAGGAAGGTTATGGATACTATACAGATGATGGGTTGCAGATAAAAGATGATGCACCACAATGGGCAAAAGATGAATATAGAAAATTCATGTCAGACTCATATGAAATACAAGAATAGCATTTACTTAAAATTTATGTAGGTGCTATTTTTGTTTGAATTATGAGAAGAAAATGAGAAAAAGTTGAGAAATTTTAAAAGATACACATGATATAATAATTATAGTAAGAATTTAGCACTTAGAGAAATCTAGGTGCTTTTATTATGTTCAAGATAGGATTTGGGATTAGAGAAGTCCCCCACCTATCTTTTTTATTTTATGTGAGAAGGTTATACAGGACAAGATACCATATAACCGACAGCTCTCATATAGAATAGGTTACTCATGTTAGGGTATATTCCTAACGCCTATTCTTTTTATTATGCAATTAATCAATAGTAAGGATAGATGAACAATATGGAAAATGAATTGATCAAAATTAAAACTAATGAAAATGGAGAACAATTGGTATCAGCTAAAGAATTGTATTTAGGATTAGGATTAAATAAAGCTGTTTGGTCAAGATGGTACAAAAGCAACATTCAAGAAAATGAATTCTTTAAAGAAAATATAGATTGGACAGGGGTTCAACATGATGTTGAAGGTAATGAAACTATGGATTTTGCTATATCTTTAGAGTTTGCTAAACACATTGCTATGATGACAAGAACTACTAAGTCACATGAATATAGAAATTATTTTATTCAATGCGAAAAAATATTAAAAGAAAATACTCAACTAATTTCATCTCAACAGGACATAAAAGAATTAAAAAACACACTAGATGATTTTAAAAGGCTTACAGAAGATGCAAAGAAAATGTACAAGCCAAGTCATAAGATGAAACTTGATTATAGTAAGATGATTAGAGCTCTTACAAATACAGATGAAGAATATGACATTGTTAAGCAATGGGTATTTGCTAACTTAGGATATACAAAATGGGAAGATGATTGTATTGATGATAAGAAAAAGATTATTGATACTATAAACACAGTTGCAAGACTATTAACTATAAAGAAGATGGAACAATTAAGTATGTTTTAAAATTCCAAGCGATTGGAGAAATAAAAGGGGATGAGAATAGTGAAGGTTATATGTGATAATCCAAACTGTAAACATGAATTTGAGCCACAAATTAAGGAAAAATATTTAGGAGCAATGATATCAGAAACTTATATTAAATGTCCTCATTGTGAAACTAAGTATTTAATAAAGTTAGATAATACTCTAACTAGAAGGTTACAAAAGAACATTGAGGGAATTAAACAAGTTTTAAATCGCAATTTATCTCAAGAAATGAATAAAGCTTTAAATATTGCACTTGAAGATAATATAAATATTCATAAACAGGCTATGAGTAAACTGATGAATAGCAAAAGATATGAGTAAAAATAACTATCGTATTCCCAAAATAGAAAATCTAAAAGTATGTAAATATGCAAATATATTAGGTAGTAGTTACAGTGTAGAATGTATATATAGAAATAATAAGACACCTATAATAAACTGTCCGTATGATAGTGGAACTGATGGTAAGCGCAATAATAAATGTTATGAATATATATGTTGTTCCTATGAACTAAAGTCTTAGAAATAAGGCTTTTTATTATGTCTTTTAATCAGCAGACATTAAAGAACTGATTAATTTCTATCGTGGACCTAACACGTTAAAAAATGATAATAGAAATGGAGGAAATATATAATGGCAAAAATTAAAGACATAATAGGTGAAGAAGCATACAAAGCTTTACCAGATGATAAAAAGAAAGAATTAGATAAACAGGACTTTGAGGATGTAAGCGAGGGTAAATATGTTCCTAAAAGTAGATTCGACCAGGTGAATGAACAGGCTAAGGAATATAAGAAACAGATTGGTGAGAGAGATACACAAATATCTAATCTTAAAGATGAGTTTAAAGATGCAGCTGGTTTAAAAGAAAAAGTTGAAGAGCTTGAAGACAAAAATAAAACAATAACAGATGATTATGAGAAGAAGTTATCAGATATTGCTTTTAATAATGCGTTAGAAAAAGGACTAGGAGCTTTTAATGTTAAAGATAAAAAGCTTATTATGGCACTTATTGATAATGATAAGTTAAAAGTTGATGGAGATTCAATTATAGGTTTAAAAGAACAACTTGAACCATTACAGAAATCTCATGAGTATCTATTCAATATTGATCCAAAGGGAACAGGCTCATTTGTTACTGGTGGAGCAGATAATGGGGGTAAAGAACCAACAAACACTAATTTTGCTACACAGCTAGGAAAAGATAAGGCAGAATCATTAAAACAGGTAAAAGATATTAGTTCATTTGCAGCTAATTAAAAATTAAATTTAAAGGAGGAATGAGTGTATGCATCAAAGTTCATATACAATTGGAGCATCACATAAAAAGCTTAGATTAATTGCAGGAGATCACTTTATTACATTGCCTATTAAAATTAAAAAAGCAGATGTAAAAGCAAAACTAAATGATAAGGAAGTATTAGAGGCTGGAACATTAATTTCAGCAGATGGTAAAGTTGCTGTTACAACAGGAGTTAGTGGAGATACACCTGGTTCAACAACAGCATATGGAATATTATATCAGGATTTAAATTTCAAAAATTCTGCATCAGCCGATGGAGTAGCAGACAATGCTATAGAAATTGCAGCAGTAATGGTACATGGTGCAGTTTATGAAAGTGCTGTTAAATTAGATACAACTAATAAAGCAGTTGAAAAAGCAGCAATGCCAATGATTATATTTGGTAAATAGAAGGAGGTAAAAACATATGAATTTACAAGATTTTATAAATTCACAAAACATAGCTCTTTACATGAAAGAGTTACCAGTAGAGCCAACACTAGAAAAATCACTATTTCCACCTAAAAAAGTATTAGGAACAAAACTTGAAAATGCAAAAGGTGCTAAAAAGAAACCAATTGCTTTAAGACAAAGTACTTTTGATGTAGCTGCTAAGATGAGAAGCTTATCTGCAGAAATCACAGTACAAAGCACAGAAATACCATTCTTCAAAGAATCAACAGGAATTGATGAAACTACAAGAAGAGAATTAATATCAGCAATGGGATGTAATAACGAGAATTTAGTTAAAGCAATATCTGATCAAATTTTTGATGGACAGGTTAATTTGGTAAAGGGTTCAGATATTATTCCAAAAGCAATGGCAGCACAGGTTGTTCAGAATGGAGTAATAAATTATTCATCAGATGCAAATGATGGAGGAGTAGTTGTTGATTATGGAGTACCAAGTAACCACAAAGTCACATTAACATCTACAGATAAGTGGACTAATCCAAGTGCAGATATAGTTGGAGACGTAAAGAAATGGCAGAAGGTATTAACTAATGAAAATTACCCAAAACCAACAACATTAATGCTTACTGAGACAACATTTGATAATACATTCTTAGTTAATACTGCAATTAAAGGGCATCTAAATGGTAATGTTATGAATCAGAACAGAATATTATCTCAAAAAGATTATTTACAGTTTGCTAAAGAAGTTATGGGAATAACAGTTGTATTCTTAGATGATTCTACTTACTATCCTTATGAAGGAGCATCAGCAGTACAATATTATGAAAACAATAAAGTTACTCTTATGAGCGGAACAACATTAGGAAATACAGTTTATGGTGTTACACCTGAAGAATTTGACAAGACACATGGTTCAGGAAAACTTGATACTACTATGGTTGGAACAGGAACAGCAATTACAACAATGGTTAAAGAAGATCCAGTTACAGTTGATACTAAAGTATCTGTAATGCCTATTGTAAGTTTTGATAGAGCAGATGAAGTATTCTTTGCAACTGTAGGTTAATAAAGAGTAGTTAATATTTAGCTGCTCTTTAATTATATGAGAGAGGGAGTAATTAGTATGGCGAAGAAAAGAACAATAACAGTTAAAAAATATATTGGTACAGCTAATAAATTTTTAAAATATGGTGGTAAATTCATTAATAAAGATGAAAAATTTGAAATTGCTGAAAAAGATGTTGCAGAATTAAAGCAACATGCAGAAATAGAAGAACAAGAAGTTGAAGTTCCTGCTGAAGACAATAGTGGAGAAGCCGATGGAACTGATAACAACACAGGAGAAGACAATGGAGCAGGAAAAGAAGGTGAATAGTTATGGAACTTACACCTTTAGATATTTTAAAAATTAATTTAAACGAAAGTCAGTATCCTGTATTTAGTGATGAAGAACTTGAAAACTTATTAGCAGTCAATGACAACAATGTATTAAAAGCAAGTTGGAGAGGCTGTTTAATGAAAGCTAATACAGATAGCAAAATAAAAGTTGGTCCTATAGAAATAGAAAATGCTGATCCTGATTATTGGAATAACCTTGCATCTATTTATCAAGCTGATTATATAGCAGAACAGTCGAAATTGAATCCAACTGTAACAAGTGGATATAAAACATCTATGAGAAGGGCAGATGGCTGTTAATGGCTAGATTAACATCTAAAAAGATTATAGATGCAATCAATAAAGGTATATCAATAAATCCTACTACATTTGATGTTAAGTATATTGAAAAAGTTCTTGTAGATGGTGCTTATGAGAAAGTTGAAAATATAATAACTTATACTGGAATAATATATTTAGAAGATAATTCAAACAAAATAACAATTGAAAGTAAAACTCAAGGAACATCTTATACTACAAATAAATATAAGATGATTTTAAATAATGAGAATGAAATAAAGATAGATGAAAAGAATGTTGTTGAATTTGATTCTAAAGAAGGCCATATAAAAGTTACAGGAGCTTACCCAATAATAATCGAAAATACTTTATGTGGTTACTTATGTGATTTAGAAAGGACTTGATTTCATGGGTTTTAAAGTTATTGATTATATTAACAGGAAAAAAGTTGGTATGGGGGATTTTCTTAGAGGTCAAATAAAACCTACACTTGTTAATAAAGCCAAAGAAAAAGCTTACTGGAAAGATAGAAGTTCTCATGCTAGAGATGGAATAAATGGTGGAGTAGAAGGTGGTGGAGATGAATATTCTGTATACTTAGCACCTGGAACTGAATATGGCGAATGGCTTGAAAAAGGCACAGGTATATATGGTCCAACTGGTAAAAAGATAGTGCCAGTAAAAGGTAATATATTAAGTTGGGTTGATGGGAATGGAAAACGCTGGTTTGCAAAAAGTGTAAAAGGTATTAAGCCTATGCCAATATTAAAAGATACTTTAAATAATAATAAAGAATTTATAATAGAAGCTGTTGGTAAGTATTGGAGTGATTAATATATGAGGCTAGCAATAAGAAATCAGTTACTCAAAGAAGTTATGGAACTTAAAGGATGCTATGAACCTAATGTACCAGACAAGCAGACAGAAAAGCCATATTCTGTTGTTGTTGCAAAAGACGATACAGATAATGGGGAAGTAGTTGGATTTAAGAGAAGTATTGAAATATGGTTGTATGATGAAAGACTTTCTTTTAAGAGTTTAGATAAATTAGCAGAGCAGTCAATAAAAGCATTAAATTTAAAAGTAATAACTAATCCTAAAACAGGCGAGAGTTTTACATGCAAATTTGATGGGATTATAGGACAAGATATAGTAGATGAAGAGTGGAATGCAATAGCAAAAGGTTTAAAATTTACTATTATTGCATTACATGAAGACACTGAAGAAAATAAAGATAAATGGCTTGATGCTTTAAGCAATTATAGTAAAAGTATTATTGATATTCCTATATATCTTAATAACTGGAAAAGTAATTTTCAGGTACCTTCAATTTTATGGAGAGTAACTAATAAGGATAGGATCAGAGAAACAAACAAGGTTATAAGAGAAGAAAAAACTCTTATATGTCATGTGGTAAGTGAAAATAAATCTGAAATAGAACAGATTCTTGATACTATCGAGGAACATTTAATTACTGATTTGAAAATACCTTATGATATTGAAAATAGGAGATATCTTACTATTAAGAGTATAACTGAAGATAAAGAGGCAGATATGATAACCAAGGGTCAGTTGACTATTGAGTTATTTAAAAGAAAAATGATAGAAGATAATACGCCTAAATTAAAAAACATTATTGGAAAGGGAATTATTAAATAGGAAGGAGGCTGTATAATGGCTGATGTAAATAAAGATGTTACCACAAAAGAAACAGCTACATCTACAATTAAAACTACAGTAAATGAAGAAAAGTTTTCTGTAGAGGAATATATGGAAAATGCAAAAGCACTTGGCTATACAAAAATAGTATTAGCTGGTGCTTTTTCTAATTGCTCAAAAGAAGAGACGTTTACAAAAATAGAAGTAGATAAGATGGTGAAAAATTTCTTAGGAAAGAAGGTTAAATAATGGCAAAGGGAACATGGGGAACAGATAATAAACCTGAAATACCAGGTTTTTATAACCGATTCCAGACTGCGGCTGAAGCTACAATTGCAAATGGTACAACAGGAACATTAGCTTTAACAGTAACAGCCAACTGGGGACCAATAAAAGAACCAGTTTTAATAAATAATGATGTAGAAAATACTCTTAAAGCAACATTTGGAACTGATGACAATTACACAGCTTATAAACTAGGGAAACTTGCGTTATTAGGGAAACCTAAAGAATTATTGCTATATAGACTGGCAGATTCAAGTGCATCAAAAGCTTCTTTGGTACTTCAAACAACAGATTCATCTCCATTAAATGCTATTACATTAGAAACTCTATATCCAACAACTAGAGATTTTAAGGTTACAGTAAAAACTAATGTTGCAGATTCAGATAAGAAAAACATAATCCTTTATGAAGGATCAAAACAGTTATTCAATATTACTGTTAGTGGAACATTTGCAGAAATTGCAAAGACAATAAATAATGCAACAGCAAACACATATATTACGGCTAAGACAAGTGAAGTAAGTTCAACTACGAATACTTTAGATAATGTTGCTACTAAGAATTTTACTGGTGGTAATGATGGAACCGCAGGAATAACAAATCAAGATTATATAGATGCTATGGCTATATTTGAAGGTTATGAAAAAGATGCTTTTGTTATAGATAGATATGCTGATTCTGCATTACAAGCAGCTATCCAAACATGGAATACTCAGTGTAAGGAAAATGGAGATATATTTCTTATTTTTGTAACTGGAGTAAATAATTCTGAAACACTAGATGATGCTAACCAAAGATCTAATGATTATAATGATTATCTTGTAAATAATTTATATCTAGGTACAGCTACTTATAATGGCACTACTTACAATAGTGCAGAAGTATTAGTATATATTGCAGCATTAGCAATTGGGAAGGGCCTTAAAGAATCAATTAGTAATGAAACTACAATATTTGATTCCGTAACGCCTAAATTATCAAAAACTCAAATAACATCAGCTATTAAAAATGGTACTATTGTACTTTATGAAGATGGTGGAAGAGTTGTTGTTGCTGATGATGTAAATACATATAAGATTTACAAAGATGAAGCTGGAAAGGCATTTGGAACGATACAGACTGTTATCTTTTTAAAAACAGTAAATGAAGATACTTCTGCTAAAAGATTTGAGATTTCAGGAAAAGCTGATGGTAATGATACAGGAAGAACTATTGCATTATCTTCACTTAAAAAGTATTTTGAAACATTAAATAACAATGGAATTATCGCAGATGATTTTGTTGTAAAAATTGATGAAGAAAAGCAGGCAACTGCAGAAGCTGATGAAATGTATTGGATTTGGCAAGTCACTCATTACAAGAAACTTAAGCGAGTATATGGAACAGGAATAATTGCTGAATAAGAAAGGAAGTGTAGTAAATGTCTGGAGAATTAGATGCTTCAAGAGTATGTAGTGGTACATATGGAAAGATTTTTGTTGATGGTGAATGGCAGACACAGGTAAGTGAAACAACAGCAGATGTAGAAATAGACATGAAAGAACTTTTAACCTGTGGATCTGAATGGACAGGCCATAAAGCTGGTGCTAAAAAGGGAAATGGTTCACTTAAAGAGTTTAAAGTTACTTCAAAAATGATAGAAAATGGATTCAAAAAATTTGAAATAATTTCTGAATTAGATGATCCTGAAGCATATGGCTATGAAAGAATAAGACTTAAAAATTGTAGAGTAACAAAGATTAGTCTTATTAATTTTAAACCAGGAGAAGTAATTGAAAATGAATATCCATTTGTATTTGATGGATATGAATTGCTTGATAAAATTGTACAAACTGATTAAAAGTTTTATTAAGTATTAGAGTAGAGCATTAGATGCCTACTTTTTTCTATTTATTAATTGAAATAAGAGAGGAAGATATTATAATGAAAAAATTAAATGAAGAACAACAAGCACAATTAGCATCAAAGGAAGAGGACATATTAGCAAAATTAATGGGTGAAGAATTTGAAGCACCTAAAGGAAAAGCAAAGCTTGAAAGGCTTGGAATACAATTAGAACTTAAAGGTCTTACAGGAGATGAATTAAGTAGAATAAGAAAAGAATGCACTAGAAAAAGAAAAGTTAAAGGTGTGTGGGAAGAAAAGTTAGATAATGCAGAATATGATGCTGGAGTTATTATAGCAGCTACTACTAATTTTAACTGGAACAATACTCAATTACTTGCAAAATATGAATTGAGTGAAGGAAAACAGTTTATAATTAAGAAATTATTAGCTGGAGAAAAGAATGCTTTAGTAGAATCTATTCTTCAATTAAGTGGATTTGGGGAAGATGTAGAGGTTACAGAAGATGATATAAAAAACTAATAAGTAGTGGAGGATCAATAGCTGCTTTATATAATTTATTTCTTCTTCATAATATGTCTCCGGATGATGTGATGAAGAAAGATTATATGACAAGAAAGTTGTTATTTGCATTCTCTGCTATTGAAGTAAAACAACGTAATAGTAAGTAATAATTATAGGGTGCTGTAAAAGGCACCTTTTTTCTTTATATATGAAAGTAAGAGGTGATTGCAATAGCATCTAAAGAAATCTATAGATTAGATATAAAAATTAATGTTAATGGAGATAAAGAATCTTCTAATAAAGTTAAAAAAGTAGAAGAAACAGCAGAAAAAGCAAAAAAGAAGCTCAAAGATTTAGGAAATCAGACTGCTAGTCCTACTGCAAAGTTAAATGATAAGATGTCATCTCCATTAGAGAAATTAGAATCTAAAACTAAGAGTTTATCAGACAGAACTATAAGCCCTACTGCAAAACTTAAAGATAATGCTACGTCTGGATTGGATAAAGTAAAGAATGCAACTGAGAAGTTAAACAATAAAGAAGCAAAGGTTAAGGTAAAAGCAGAAGATCAAGCAAGTGGAATTATTGAAAAAGCAAATAGTAGACTTACTTCGTGGCTAAAGGCAGGAACAAAAAAAGTAATATCAATTGGACTGGTAGGGAGCCTCGCACTAGGGGGCTTTGGATTAGGAGCAAGTTTAAAAACATATACAGATTTTGAACAAGGATTATCAAATGTTAAAGCAGTAACGGGTGCTACAACGCAGGAAATGGCAATCTTAAAAAAAGAAGCGAAAGATTTAGGCGCATCCACAGCATGGTCTGCTGTTCAAGTCACACAGGCTGAAGAACTGCTAGGACAAGCTGGATTTAGTGTTAAAGAAACTACATCGGCATTACCAGGTTTATTAAATTTAGCAAGTGCAGGAAGCCTTGATTTGGCGCAAGCAACAGATATTGCAAGTGGTACATTACGAGCATTTAATTTGCAAGCTTCACAATCAGGACATGTAGCAGATGTATTAGCATTGAGTGCTAGTGCTACAAACTCTGATGTAACAGATCTTGGTGATACCATGAAATATGCAGCACCAGTAGCGCAAGCATTAGGAATTAGTTTTGAAGATACTGCGGCAGCAAGTGGATTATTATCTAATGCTAATATTAAGGGAAGTCAAGCAGGTACAATTCTAAGACAGACAATGGCAAGGCTTGCTAGTCCTACAGATGAAGCTTCTAAGCTAATGAAGAAGTACGGAGTAAATGCATTTGATGCTGAAGGGAACATGAAGCCATTAAGCGGAGTAGTAGATAATTTAAATAGTTCATTAGGTAAATTAACAAGTCAGCAGAGAGCAGATGTAATATCAACAGTATTTGGAACGGAATCAATGTCAGGAGTACTTGCTCTTATGAATCAAGGAGGCACAAGTTTAAGCGAGCTAAGTAATAAACTCAAAGATGCAAATGGGGCAGCAGATAATATGGCTAAAACTAAATTAGACAATTTAGCTGGTCAAATAACATTATTAAAAAGTGCTACTGAAGGAATGAGAAATGAGCTAGGCGAAAGACTAGCACCATATGCAAAACAGTTTGTAACATGGTTTACTGGAAAGATACCAGATATAACAGATGGTATAATTAATGCAGTAGATTATTTATCTAATCACACAGAAGATATAAAAGAAACTGCGATAGCAATTGGTACTGTTGTAACAGCTATAGCTGGATTTAATATAGCTGGTTCAATTGGTAATTCAATAAGTGGAATATCTAATTTAGTATCATTATTCAAAGGTGCAAGTGTAGCTAAAGATGCTACAGAGGCAGCAGCAGGAATAAGCAAAGTAGGATTGGCAGCAAAAATATTACCAGCTTTATTTAGTCCAGCGGGATTAGCAATTACAGCAGGTGTTGCAGCAACAGCAGTTGGAGTTCATGAATATAATAAGTTAATGAATGAAAGTATTTTGACAGCAAAAGAAGACTTAGATCCTATAGAGCGCTTTATGGATTCTATAAGCGGAAATATGCATAAATCTAAAGCCGAATTAGAAGAATTAAACCTTATATATGATGATTTTGGAGAAGGAGTATCAGAAAGTTTTAAGAGTGCAGCTAAAGACGCTTCAAAGAGTTTATTAAATATTGAAATGGATATAAACAGACTAACACGTAATGGAACTTTAGATGAAGGTGGAGTTAATACATTTAAGAATTATATTAATGATTTTGCATATGAAGGTATTAATGCAATGAGAGAACAAAAGGATAAGATAGAGAGTGAATTTAATAAAACTTTTATGTTAGATGGTGTATTAAATGAAACTGAAAAGAATGTTACAGAATCATTAAGTGAGTATTTTGAGACTGGAATAAATAAGCAAATACAATTAAGAGAAGATATTTATGGAATATTAAATGAAACTTTTGTAGATCACAGTAAGGATTTAGATACTGCTATGGCAGAAATAAAAGAAAAATTAGCGGGAATGAAAGCTCTTGAATTAGAGTATACAAAAGCAGATAACGCATATGAAAAAGCCTATGCACAAAATCAATATAAAAATGATGCAGAGAAGGTTACTGGATTAGGTGGTGCTAGTGAATTATTAAAATCAAGGGCAGATGAACATAATAAACAATTAGATGAAATTGATAGTAATTATGAAGGAACTTTAGCATATTATGATTCATTATTAAGTAACAATAATATAACAGACGAAGAAAAGAATAATTTTGAAGCAGGGAAAACAGAAGCGCTAAAAACAAGGAAGGAAGCTTTGAAGCAGGCAGAAGAAGATTGGAAATCGGATTTAGAAAAACTATATAGTGCATATCCAAAAGCAAAAGATGAAAATGGAAGAAGTTTGTTAAATGAAGAAACAGGTGCAATCTTTAGTAAGCCTGAACTAAAATCTCAGGATACTATGGCTAAAATACAAAATTCGCATTCACAGTTAGAAGGAATTACTCAAAGTGGTGTATATGCATTAAAAAATGATTTGAGTGGAAATTTAGAACAATTGTATGTAAGTGTAGACGAAAAAACTGGTGCAATAAAATCAATATTTAATGCAACAACTAATGATATTGGATCATATTCAGATAAAGAAAAAGAGAAAATGGATTCATTAAAAGATTCATATTCAAGTGCAGGTAAAGAAATTAATTATTTATTAGAAAGTCATGCGAGGTTAAATACATCAACAGGTGAGTTGATGAGTGCCGCTGGAACAACTATAACAAGTTTAGAAAATGTTACAGCGGCAGGAGATGGTCTTATAACTGGAATAATGGAAATAAACAATACTCCATATAAGGTTACATGTGATTTAAGTGGAACTATTCAAAATATCCAATCAGTAACAGATGCTACAGAGTCAATGCCTAAAGAATCAGCAATCGATGTAACTACAGATGGAACAGCACAAGAAACAAAATCAGAAATTACTTCAGTAATTACTAAAGCTGATGAAGCAGACGGAAAAACAATTACTATTACGACTATATTTAAAAAAGTTTCTCAATGGTTTGATGATATATTTAAAGGTAATTCTGAAGTAGATAAAAATGCAAATGGTACCCATTATTCAGAGTCAGGATTAAGTACTGTAGATGAAAGAGGATGGGAGCTTGCAGATAGAACAGTTCCAGTGATTGGACAATATAATAATAATCCTTTAGTAAATTTGCAAAAAGGAACTAAAATTAAAAATCATATGAACTCTGTAAATGATATGAGAGCGGCAGTTCAACAAGAAGTAGCTAGGAAAATACCAAAGCAAAAGGTAGAAGTATATCAACCACAAGTATCAATGGCCGGTGGAGGAAATCAATTCAGCTTTGGTGGAATGAATATAAATATAAATGGTAATCAAGATGTAGAAGCAATGATTAATGAAGCTATACAACAATTTGGACAGAATTTAAGGGATGCGTTCTCAAATGTAAAAAAATAAGTTATAATATGGTATAGGGGGGGGGATAAATAATGAAAAAGAAAATAGTAATAGGGGTATTGATTATACTTTTTGCAGTAGCAGTATTTTTTATAGCAAACAAATACCATAATAGTAAGGTAGCTAAAGAAAATCTAAATACCATAAACAAAATAACTGAAATTGTTAACAAGAAGAATGATTTAAATAAATTATATGTTAAAGATAATAATCAAGAAATTGAGGATGAAATAAACGAATGCGATAAATTAATAGATGAATTGCATTCTATAAATGGTTCTGGATCTATAAGAAATGAATATTTAGTAAACATAATGAATAATTCGGTAGAAGCTGTAAGAAATCATAAAACAGCATTGCAATGTTCTAAAAATTTGGATTTAAAATCATATGCAGAATATAATAAAAAGGAATCTGACAATATTGAACAAATAAAACTTGAAATTCAAAGATTTAAGATAAGTAATGGAATTGAATGA